AGTAGAAAATGTTCCAGCGGAGGCTATTATAATTGCATTGTTCTCTTTTTCTGTTAACTCTCTTATTTTTTCTCTTTCCTCTGCACTAACGTTACCAGATACAAAAAACACTTTCCTTCCATTGGCTTGATCGCGTATTCTTTTAAATAAAGGTTCTCCGTGTTTTTTTACTAGATTATAGATAATCAAACTATTACCTTTTAAGTCTAATGCAAGATTTGTAATAAATCTATTTCTTTTTTCATACTCTGCAATAAACGTGATTTCTTCTTGATACGTTTTTTTACCGAATGTTTTTCGAACTTCGTCTTTATACTTTAATACAAGACATTGGATCGACAGATCAGCTAACGTTGCAGAATCTATAAGTTCTTTAGTTGAAATTACTTTATAAATTGATCCAAAATTACCAACTAAGGTTAACTCATTTACTTGACCACCATCAATAGTTCCTGTAGTACCGATTCTCATTTCAGCATTCACTAATCTATTCATAATAGTAGTAAGAGATTTTGCTTTAAATGTGTGGGCTTCGTCACCAATCACACAACCAAACTGCTGAAACCACTCAGGTTGGAGTTTAATGGCACTTTGCCACGTCGTGATAACTACAGACTGCTCGAAGGTCTTTTCCTTTCCAGAGTATATTTTATGTACGTCTTCTTCAACATTGAATTCAGGATCATCACTAGAATAGTCTGCAAAGTCTTTATACATTTGCTCAACCAAAGAAGTGGTAGGCACAATAATAATCGCTTTCTTATCAAGTTCTTCAGATAAGAAATAACGAATTAACATGTATATAATTAACGATTTACCAGAGCCTGTCGGTGATAGAAGGATACTTCTTTGGTTTGTAGTAGCATATTCAAATGCGTTCCTTTGATAGTCTCTAGGTTCAATAACTTTACCTCCACCACGTAGTGATAAACCATCAATAAACTTTTCGTTATAAGAGAATCGATTTTGTATATCCGCTGAAAGATCAACTTGATATCCCCTATCTTTTGCAAATTGTAATACTTCATTCAGTAGACCATGCGAGATTGTACTATTCATACGATTATACAATCTAATCTTACCATCCCAAAGCTTATTCTTAAATGCAGGCATCCATTTGTAACCTTCTGCGTAGAATGTAAAGAACTCCGAAATCTCTTGAAGAATACCTGAGTCACTGCTTGTCACATACAAGGTTGCTTCATTCTTCTTTTCTATACAAATGTCCATATTAGTGATTGGCAATCAGTTGACTTTTGATTATAATTGGTTTATTCAAAACAAAGCAATACAAGACCTATCTAGATCTATATAATCAAGGTGATATAATATATCTTATATACCAGACGTAAATTTACGAAAGTCGAGTATATTTTTAATATGTGAATGTCTCCACCGAATATTATTCATAATCTCTTCTAATGTGTCAATTAACACTCTTGAATATTGAATTCGATCTTTTATTTTGATTATGTCTTTATCTGCATTATAATAGAGCTCCATATCAGACTTAAGTGGCTTTACGCCATCAAATGGATCATACGCCCACCCTCTCTTATCCATTTCAAGTTGAGACATCTTGCCTGTGAAATAAGTCCACTTTTCTTTTCTTAGCAAATCTAACTTGTTTTCGTTTGTTTTGAGCTGCAGTTTTGCCACAGAAAACAATTCTAGGTATTTGGCATGCATCTTCGATGTTTCTACCGTTACCCTATCAAGCTCATTTTCATTAATGATAGAATCTGTATTCCACATTTTAATTACATTATCTAAAGAAACCATATAATTATTTATAGAAACTTAAAGTAGTCATATCTAAAGCTTACATCTGCTTGAAAATACTCAACATCTGTATTCTGCGAATTAAACTCTAGGGACGCAATAGATGTTGGGTATATATTAGTAAATTGCACTTGTCTATTCACGTTTGAATGACTAGTCATGATTAGAAGAATTGCATCATGTACTTCGATTGATTCGTTATCACGATTACTAATAATCCAATCATATATTTCTTTATATACGACTAGATCTTCATCAATTGCAATCCGTACACTGAATTCATCATACGATACATCACCTGGCATATAACCTTTGAATTGTCTAAAGTTCGTTTCAGTTGTCCCAAGGCTTACTGTAGGTAACGCTGCTGATGTACAGAAATATTCAGTATTCGCAAACTTTTGTCTATTAATTACCAGCTTAAATCCTGTTGGAGATAAGAAGTTATAATTATCTGTAATATTACTCTCTGTTGGCATATTACTATTTATGCAAAAAAAGAGGTCCCCTTTCGAGGACCTCTTAAAATTGAACTTAATTAATTAATTAAGCGTTTGAGTCTTCAACGTTAATATCAGTAACGCGGAAGATTCTGAAGAATGTGTTAGCGCGGACAGCACCAACGGAATCCTTAACTGTTGCACCTGCACCAGACGCGAATGGATTTGCGACCATGCCGTAGCGAGTCTTGAATCCAATCTTAGGCTGGAATGTGTTCTCGTCAATAGCGCGAACCATTGTGAGAGGTACATATGGGCAATAGAAGAGACCAGCGTCATATGGGTTAGTACCACGATATACAACTGTAGCATAATCTGATATAGCGTAAGGATCGATGTAAACCTTCATGCCAGTATTCAATGTACCAGCAAAAGTGTTACCTGATGTATCAACATTCAATCCCTTGTGATCATAATCGAGTTGACCAGTCGCTGCAAGAGCTGAAGCAACGTTAGAAGAGCAAAGGACAACGTTGCCCTTGCCTCTACGTGTACGACGTGCAATTGTGTTAGACTCAAGTTCGATTTGAGTAAGAAGTGACTTGAACTTCTCACCTGACCAACGGCCATCAGCATCAGCAGTCAAAGAGAAAGTACCCTTTGCAGCAGTGCCACGATTTGCACCAGCACCATGAACATTATCATTACGTGCACCAAGCTCAGCAGTAGCATTGATTGTTCTAATAACTTCACGATTCATTTCCCCAAGGATTTCAGTCGAAAGGATATTAGCCAATTCAGCTTCAGCATCAAGACCGTGAACAGCCTTGAGATCTTGTGCAAGCTCAGTTGTGTACTCAGCCTTAAGGCCACGTGTTTTAGCAGTAACGATAGACTTCTCGATTGAGAAACCCATGTCATTGAAGAAGTCACCTTCACCTTGGCTTGTTGGAAGACCAGTGCCGTAGTTAGGTACTTGAGCATCCAAGTCGCCGATCGGGCTGTCGAGGCCGTCACCAAAAGATGGATCTGTTTCATCAACCACCGCATCATCACCAGAGAAACCTGTGGAAGGCTCATTGAAGAATGCTTCTTCATCATTAAGACCAATATCACCGCGTGGTGAACTAGTGTTCTTACGGCTCTTCATTGCGAAGATAAGACCAGTAGGACCTGACATTGGCTGAACACCTGCTACATCAAAAGCGACGAGGTTAGGCATTGCGCGTCTGACCAATGAGATAAGAACTGGATCATAGTTAGTGATAGCAGCATTACCGCTACTGTCACCAGCAACGTTATTCTCTGAGATCATACCAAACTCAGCTCTTTCTTGTCTAAGAGCGGTTTCAGTATTTTCAAGGAGCTTAGCTGTAACAGCCTTACGGTAGCTATCTTGGAAAGCAGGTGCATCAGCATGTTCTAATACTGGTTCCCACTTTGCGATTTCTTTTTGTGCATTTAGCATATTAATTTCTTTCCTTTGTGTTGTTGTTGTTGTTGTTGTTTGGTTGGGATATTATTTCTTTGCAAGAGCTTTTACATATGCTTTCATATGATTAGGAAGTCTATCCATTGGATTACCTTCACCCTCGACAATAATTTCAGTTTCACCATGTACATCTTCTGTAATTTCTGCTACTTGTTTCACTTCTTCTTTAAGATTAAAGAGAGATGACTTAATAACTTTAACTTTAGACGCAAATGATTCTTTGCTATTGAATTCGATGTCTTCAAGAATTGTTCTGAACTTGTGCAACTCAGTTTCTGAAAGATCATGTGCTGATTCTGCAATAACTTCGTTTCTTTCATAGTTCTCAACTTGATTTTTCATCACGTTAAGTTCTACTTCTGTGTCAGCTAACTGCCCTTGTACACTGTGTACTTCATCAGTTAACTCTTCTACGATATCACGTTTTTCTTCAGGAATATCAATGTAGTTTTCTACGAATAGATCTTTAAGAGAAGTAATAAAGTTTTCAGCGATATCACTTCTAAGAGATGAAATTACTTCAACTTGATTATCTTCGATCCAGCTTTCTACTACATAAGAAAGATAATTATCAATCTTTTCGACAAGTGTATCACGTACACTGTCAACTTCTTCCTTCAGATCTTCGTGATACTGAACTTCTAGGTCTTCTTGCATTTCAATAACTTTCTTAGCAATTGCTGCTTCAAAAAGTGTTGACGCTTGAGACTTAAAGTCCTCACTAAGACTTGCATCGTTTTCAATTAATGTATTCAGAGCAGATGTAATTTCAGATGATTCACCTTTAAAAGCTGTCTTCTGTTTGTCATCTTGAAACTTATCAAGTTGATCAACAGCAGCAGTTAAATTAGATGAGCTCATCTTCTTCATTTCCTTATACATAGCATTCAAGATTTCAAGCTTGGTTGCATTTGGACGAAGCGAATCGCCTGCAGTAGTGTTTTCACACGCAGCAGCTAAATCATTTTTCTTCATTGCTTTCAATTTTTGATAAGCAGCTTGAAGTTCAACTGATTTATTTTCTGGCTCTTCCTCTTCTTCAGATTCTTCAAGATCTTCATCTTCGTCATCTTCGTCATCTTCGTCATCAGATTCTTCAAGATCTTCATCTTCTTCATCTTCAGATTCAGATTTTTCT